TTCACAAAACATAGTTTATCGTTCTCTCTGGGAGCGTAAGTTTATGGTATACTGTGACACCAGCAATGCTATCATTGAATGGGGCAGTGAAGAAATCATTATACCCTATTTATCACCCAAGGATGGACGTATGCACCGATATTTCCCAGATTTTTATATTAAGGTCAAGCAGGCTGATGGAAATATTAATAAGATGATTATTGAGGTTAAACCCAAGATACAATGTAAACCACCCAAAGAACCTAAGAGGCGTACCAGGCGGTGGATGAATGAGGTTATAACATACGGTGTAAATGATGCTAAATGGAAATATGCGACTGAATGGTGTAATAATAATGGTATGAAGTTTAAGATATTAACTGAAGACCATCTAGGTATTTCGTATAAATAGTTATATGGCAAAAGCACCTAGTAAATATATGCAAGCAGTTAAGGATGAGGCGAAAGGTCGCCCAAAGTCAACTGCATGGTACAGAGAAAAGATTAAAGAGTTTGGTACACCAAGCTCACTAGACCTCTTACGAGATGGTAAGAGGGATAATAGTCCATTCTATGGTAAACTCAACATGTTTATGTATGACCCCAAGTTCAAGAAGAAATTACCATACTATGACACGTTTCCTTTGGTATTGCCATTAGAAACATACCCAGACGGATTTCTTGGTATCAACTTACACTATCTACCTATTCCACTACGAATTAAGTTGCTTGATCGTTTAGTGGATTATTCTAACAATACTGAATTTGATTATACGACAAGGCTCATTGTTGATTATCAGAAATTGAAAAGTGTACGACTTATCAAACCAACCATACACAAATATCTTGCAGGATACACCAAGTCTCAGTTTCGTAGGATTGATGCAGATGAATTTACAATTGCAACTCTTCTTCCTGTACAGAGATTTAAGAAAGCAAGTGAATCATCAGTATGGAAAGATTCAAGGAGCATGATCTAATGGCAACACTAGCAAATTTTATAGAATCAACCGCATTTGGTGCATTGAACAATTTTCTATCTGAGTTCCATAGTGATGATGGATATGCACTTCCAAGTCGATACGAAGTTATTATTACATCACCCGCAGCAGGAAATGCTAGGAAGATTTCTTTGCGTTGTGAATCCGTTGACTTGCCAGGACGTTCTCTCAATACAACACCGGACAGTAACATGTATGGTATTGCTCCAGAAATCGTTGATGGTATCACATTTGGTGGCACACTCGCTATGACATTCCAATCAAGTAGTGACCTTGAGGAAAGAGTGTTCTTTGAGTCTTGGCAAGAGATGGCATGGAATAAAGGAACATGGAATGTTGGTTACTATAAGGACTACATCAAAGAGATAGAGATTTATGTCCTTGATATAAATAATACTCGACGTTACGGAATTAAACTTATGGAATGTTTCCCAAAAGAGATTGGCCCTTCATCTCTTTCTTATACTCAAGCCACAGATATCATAAAGATACCAGTGACTATGCAATATAAATATTGGGAGACACTTGACATTAATAACCAACCACCGAACCTTATGGAGAAGGTTCTTGATACAGTTATAACTGGTGCAGAACGATCAATTAATGCGAACATACCGAAGGTGTTAAGCAGATTATGATAAAGGATGAAATATTATGGCGTTACCTAAGCTACAAACTTCTGAGTACACACTAACACTACCATCAACACAGGAGGAAATTAAATTTAGACCATTCTTGGTCAAAGAGCAAAAGATTTTGATGATCGCCCAAGAATCTGGAGAAGAAAAACAACTTGCTGATGCTATGGGGACGTTGGTATCAAATTGTACCTTTGGTGCTTTAGATGCTAATACTGCTCCAATGTTTGACATTGAATATGTGTTTTTACAATTACGGGCAAAATCTGCTGGTGCAAAAATAAAACTTAATGTTACATGCCCAGATGATGAAAAAACTACAGTTGAGGTTGAAATTGACTTAGATGAAATTGGTGTACAACTTAGTGTAGAACACTCACAAGAAATTATCGTCACAAAAGATATCAAAATGAAATTACGATATCCAATATTGAAAGACCTTCAAGGATTATATGATGATTTAGGTGATTTTGAAAAAGCTATGAGTATGGTTAATCAATGTATCGAAAGTGTTATTCATGGAGATGAGGAAATCCATCGAATTGATATGACACAGGATGAAATTACAGAATTTATTGACTCATTTACCACAGAACAGTTAGAAAGTGTAATGAAATTCTTTGAAACAATGCCAAAATTAAGACATGTTATTGATGTTACTAATCCGAAGACAAAGGTAAAGAGTGAAGTATTATTGGAGGGACTTCAAAGTTTTTTAGGATAGGGCTGTCTCATGACTCTGTGACAAATTATTATAAAACAAATTTTTCAATGATACAGCATCATAATTGGAGTTTAACTGAAATAGAGAATATGATACCGTGGGAAAGAGAAATATATATTGGACTTCTTATACAAGCCTTAGAAGATGAGAAATTAGAACACGAAAAACAAGAAAGAAAAATGAAAAGGTAATCAAATGGCCGAAGAAGAAATCAAAGCATCTAGTCATCACCCAGCAGATACTAATGGTGATGGTAAAGTTAGTCCAGAAGAAGAAAAGATGTACCTAGAGTTTAAGCGTAAGGAACTTGAAGATGCAGATGCAATGCGTGATGCACAGCGTAAGATGGCATGGTTTGCACTATTTGGTATGTTACTATATCCATTCGCAGTTGTACTAGCAGTAGGTGTTGGACTTACCGAAGCAAGTAAAATTCTTGGTAGTATGGCAAGTGTTTACTTTGTGTCAGTTGCAGCAATTGTCGCAGCGTTCTTTGGCGCACAAGCAATGACGAACAAAGCATCTAAGAAATAAGGAATCTGAGTCATGGCTAAAGGTAGTATTTTTAAAACTAAAAAGGGGAAACCCGAAAAGAAAGATGACCCAGCTATAGCCGGGGGTCTTACAAGTATCACTGAGCAATTGACTGAAACTAATAAGATATTGTATTTAGGATTAAGTGCAGCCAAAAAAAAAGCTGCAGATGCTGCTGGGTTCAGTCCTGCTGAAGAAAAACAGAAGAATGAAGACGATGAGACAGATAATAAGAAAAGGAATTCGATACTTAAAATAATGGCCGGTGGTGTTACTAATCTTTTTGAAATGAGTAAGAAAGCAGGAAAGACCGCCGCCTTGGGTGGCATGGCACTTCTTTCGACTCTTGCAGTTGGTGGATTATTGATTGCTCTTGGTAAGTTTCTGCAAAGTGATACCTTCAAGAAAATGACAAAGTTTATCAGTGAAGTAATTATGCCTAAACTTATGGAATTTTGGGAATTTGTCAAAGAAAACTGGGTAGAAATTGGTATAGTAATAACTTCATTGTTAGCAGCATTTGTTATCGTTAAGGCAGCAATGATTGGCGCCAAAATCGTTAAGACAATTCAATTGATAGGTGTCGCATTTACAGCAGTCAAAGCATTTTTTGCATCAACCATGCTCCCAGCAATAACTGGATTTATGGTGCCACTTTTACCATTTATTGCAATTGCCGCAGCGATTGGTGTTGTCCTATATGCTCTATGGGAAGCGTTCAAAGACGCTAAGAAAACATTCGATGAAACTGGTAGTATAGGTGAAGCACTGAAAGTTGGAATATCTAAATTTATAGGAACTATAGTTGGGTTTATACCTATGCTTGTTCTAAAACTAGTAAGTTGGGTTGCTGGGATGTTTGGATTTGATGACTTTGCATCACAGGTTGATGCGATTGATCCTATTCAGTGGATTTCCGATCACATTTCGGATATGATTTCGGCTATTGTCGATTGGTTTGTCCTGTTATTTAATGATCCTGTTGCCGCTATAAAGAGTGCAGTTGGTGGTTATATATCTTTATTCACTGATTTTGGTGGATTTGTCTATAGTAAAGCTATTAAACCTGCCATTGATTGGATAGGTGGATTGTTTGGGGTTGAAGATGCATCCGGTCAGATGGAAGGTTATATTGGGGACAAATTAGATAAAATTATTAATTTTGCAGAGGCAATATATGACAAATATATTAAACCTATTGTTGATTGGGTATCAAATCTATTTAGCAGTACCGTTGCTGCTGCAAAAGCGTCACCTGCTGGGAAGATGATTGGTAAGGCAATGGATATGGCAAAGAACTTCATAAAGACGGCCCTGCAAGCAGTATTACCAAAGCCTGGGGGCAGCGCACTAAGTGTCGGATATTGGGCATCGAAAGCTATTCCAAGTGCTCTCTATGAATATGCAGGAATGAACCCTGATACTGGTGAAATCATTAAACCACCGAGGTTACCGGAAATGAAGCCTGATACTGGTGAAATCATTAAACCACCACCGGCGGTGGTAGCGGAGATGAACAAACCAATGGAGGCCTCACTGGCCAGTTATGAAGATGCCAAAGTAGCGAGATCAGCGGCTGGTGGACCACCCGGGCGTGGTGGAGGCACTAATATTGTTGATGCAAGCGTAAAATCGTCACATACAACTACAGGGCCCAGTGGTCAATCATCTTTGATAAATCCCAAATACGGAAGAATGCTCGAGGCTACAGGGTAAAAAAGGGGGAGAATTTCTTCCCCCCCTCTCTCTTACTCGTTTGCCAACTTTTCAAAATAGGACATAGTGTCCTCATCATTACCATTATCAACAGTAGGCTTAGGAGCAGGTTTTGTATCTACCTTGGGCTGAACCCGTGGCGCATCTTCCATCACTTCTGCAGCAGTTCCTACCGCAGTAGTTCCTGCAAGAACAGCATTCAGGCGTGTCTTC